TATTTTGTTTCAGAGTTCCTATAGAACGATAAATATCAAGGATAGGTTCTTTATCTTTGTTGAGCCTACTCACACCAATTATTCTATAACTCTCTCCATCAATGTTGAGCTTTCCTTGTTTAGCAAGTTCCCAATTCTCAGAATTATTGAAAAGTATACCAGTATTTCTTTCATCAAACTTTTTTGTCTTATACTCCACTAGAATATCTCCTTTTTATCATCTGTTGATTTTGGTGCATTTGGAACAGTACCACTTGTATTTTTAGATGCTTCATTACCATCATCATCACTTGCCAATCCATATAAAGATTGTAGACCATATCTTTTTGCATAGGTTATACCAGAACCCATCTTGTGGGGATTATCTTTATCTGGCGCATTAACAAGAACTGGTACACAACATGATATGGTTTCTTTATCAACATCATGAAAGATTGTTGTCGTTACAAATATATCTCTGACAATCTCTGTGGTTTTGCTTTTTTGTGAAATACCATTCTTATCTGTTCTTGTAACTTCAACTTCTTTTAGAATGTTTTTATACTCTACAGATTGTGAGAATGATAATCCAAATTGTGCGCCATGATTGACTGCATTTATAACTGATGTCAAATCAGCATATGTAGATTGAAAATATTTATTATCACTATCTTCTACTGCTTTTACATTTAAATCTTGAAATTTAGAAAGCGCTTCTCTCAAGGTCTGCACTTTTAAATCTCCTTCTGATAAATCTCCTTCTGATATTATAGTTTGGTCTTTTTGCAAATTATTCATTTCTAACTCCATATTTTTTTTGCTTCGTTCTTCATTGTTTCTGACCAATCAAATCTTTCAAAATCTGGAAACTCTGATTGAGCCAGTTCTTCCTTAGTATCTTTTGATGCTAAGAAATCTTGTATTAAAAAAGCAATCTTTATCATTTGCTTTTTATAAATTTCTAATGTTTCTTTTTGTAATGAAAATATTTTATGTTCTCTAGGTGATGCATAAAATAAATCAATGTCATGTTCTGGATAAGCCAAAGAATAAACTGCCATTTGTCTTAAGACACTCTCTGGTGGTTTACTTGGCATTCTGGCAGTTGTTTTCAAATCAACAACTTTATCTTTAAATCTAAAATCAATATATCCAATGATAGGAACTGGTATATCTTGAAATTCTAATTTTACTTTTTCTTGATAGCCTTGTAAATCTTCATAGTCAAAATTAAAGTCAATAACTTCTCCATATCTTTCTAGACTTGATAACTCTCTGACAGTTCTTGTATCTTCTGTATCTATTTCATACTTGTTACATTCCTCAAAGAATCTATCTCTAAGTAAAGTGTAATCATAAATATGAGTTTCAAATTTTTTTGCTAGAACTTCTTCAGATACAATTCCTCTGATTGCGCCTGCGCCAGAACCATCTTTTACTTCAAATAAGTAAGACATAATCCAAAGTGGTCTGTTTCTCACAAATAAATTCATACTACTTGGCGATAGATAATTCAAGCCGTGTACTTCAAAAGGATTATTAGTTTTCATAATTTATCCCTCAACAATTGGAATGTTTACTGGTAAAACTGTATGAGGTGGAAATGATATTCCATATATCATACATCTTGCATTTGGTGATTTTTTGAAAATACTCTTTTGAAACTTCTGTGCTTGTTTTTTAGAATCAAAATGTTTTTTGGTATAAAGTCCTCTTCCAAAGAAATGTGTAACTGTATAAAAGTCTATATACTGTTTTAAATAATCATCATATTCTTGGGCATTTCTACAATTATCAACTGTTAATTTTTTCATTCTTTTCTCCTAATTTTTTGCTTCATATTTTTATTATTAACACTTTTTTAGAGTTTGTAAACCTTTTTTGTTGTTTTTTTAAAAAATATATTTTATAAATAATTAAGGAGATAAAAATGAAACTTAAAGAATATATAAAATCTAATGGTTATAATTATCGTTCTTTTGGAAAAGCTATTGGTATTTCATGGAGAAATATTGAAATGTGGTCTAGAGGTGAAAGGTTGCCTAGATGGGAAGATGCTGAGAAAATATTTTTATTTACAGAGAATCAAGTAACAGGAACAGATTTATATGCGCAACAAATACTTCGCAAAAAAGCAGACTTACAAAGGAATGAAGTTTGATAGTAAAAAAGAATTGGCAAGGTTTATAGTCTTGGAAAAATTACAAGCTGAAAAAAAGATATTTAACTTGGAGTTGCACCCAATATATCCACTTATGGTAAATGGATTTAAAATTGGTAAGTATACTGCTGATTTTAGATATCGTGATGTAAATGGAAATTTAGTTGTAGAAGATGTAAAAAGTAAGATTACAAGAACAAGAGATTATTTGCTTAGAAAAAAGATATTAGCAACTTATACACCACCAATACTGATAAAGGAAATAATATGAGTTGGAAAGCTCAAGGTTGGGCAATAGAACAAAAAACTGGTTCTTCAAGTAATAAATGGGTTTTGACCGTATTAGCTTCTTTTGCTGATGAAAACAATCAATGTTTCCCAAGTATAAAGACAATTTGTGATATTACAGAGTTGAGTAAATCAACAGTTATAAGATGTATAAAAGATTTAGAAAGATTGGGTTTTATTGAAAGTAAAGAAAGGTTTGTAGATTTTAATGATGCCAAAAGACAAACTAGCAATTTATATACTCTAAAATTAGAGGGGTATCAAATTGATACTACTGGGTCTTATGATGACACCCTCCCTAGTGCCATGATGAAATCCCATAGAACCAATCATAATAACCAAATATATACAGAAGATTTTTTACAGTTCTGGAAAGAGTATCCAAGAAAAGATGGCTCAAAGAAAAAAGCGTTTGAGATATGGGAAAAGGTAACCAAAAATGTAATTACAAAAAAAGAGTTATTTAACTTTTGTCAAAAATTTAATAAAATAAATAAAGGCAAAGATGTTAAATATATTCCTCATATGACAACTTGGCTGAACCAAAGAAGATGGGAAACCATTGATGAGGAAGATAAAAAGGCAAAATTTAACTTGAATCAATTAGTGGGGTGAAATGGATATTCAAACAAAATTAAGAAATGAGGGAATACATATTAGTGATAGATATCCTCAGCAAAAAATTATCTGTCCAAAGTGTTCTCATACAAGAAGAAATAAAACAGAAACTTGTTTAAGTATTAGTATAGATGAAGAAAAGGCTCTTTGGAGATGTCATCATTGTGAATGGGAGGGTTCTGTTTTTGCTGATTCTCATAATTACAATATTTCAAAAGCGCCAGTTGTACCTATAAGAAAGCCAAAAACACAAGATGATAAAGTACTTTCTGATAATGCTTTAGATTGGTTAGAGGGCAGGCATATTAGTAAAGAAACTGCAGATTTTTTTGGATTGTACACTCATAGTGGCAATCTTTGTTTTCCATATTATCATAATGATGAAATTGTTAATATAAAATACAGAACATCAAACAAACAGTTTAGGCAAGAGCCAAATGCTCTTAGAACATTGTATAATATTGATAATGTGAAAAAATATTGGGAAGAAACAAAAAAGAAAGAGATGATTTTTGTTGAAGGTGAAATGGATGTTCTAGCGCTTAAAGAATGTGGATTTACAAATGTATGCAGTTTACCAGATGGTGCACCTAAAGAAGCCAAATTTAATATGCAAGATAAAAGATTTTCTGCTTTTGAGCAAAGTGAATGGATATTTGATGCTGAACAAGTAACTATAGCCACAGATAATGATCAAGCAGGAAATGCTCTTAAGTTGGAGCTTATCCATCGTTTTGGCAGGGATATTTGTAAAGTTGTCCATTTTCCTAAATATGATGATAAACAATTGAAAGATGCAAATGAAGTTTTAATTACATTAGGAAAAGAAGAATTAAAAAAATGTATTTACAACGCTGAAGAATTTCCAATAAAAGATTTACATACTGCAAAAGAATATAAAAATACAGTACAAAATATTTATGATGGAAATGTACAAAGAGCATTTAGTACTGGTTATGAAAAGCTAGATGAGATTTACAAAATTATGCCAAGTACTTTCAATTTGATTACTGGAATACCTAATCATGGAAAGAGTAATTTTTTAGACCAGATATTAATGAACTTGGCTGAACAACAAGATTGGAAGTTTTTAGTTTATTCACCAGAGCATAGCACACCAAATCATTTAAGAAGATTACTAGAAAAGAAATGTAGAAAGCCTTTTGATATAGGAGTGTATGAAAGAATATCACAAGATGAATTAAATAGTGGTATGGATTTTTTAGATAGGCATTTTAAATTTATTGAGAATAGTGATGAGATACCAACTATTGATTACATTCTAGCAAAGACAAAAGTTGCCAAGTTAAGATATGGAATACACGGATTGATTGTAGACCCATTCAACCAAGTTTCAGCCACCAGAGATAACAACAAAAGAGAAGATGAGCATATAAGAGATATTATTGCAAAGTGTCAGCAGTTTGCTAGAAATCATCAGATTGTTGTATGGATGGTTGCGCACCCTCACAAATTAGCAAGAAATGATAGTGGAGTTATTCCACCACCAGATTTATACCAAGTGAGTGGTTCTGCGCATTGGGCGAATATGTGTGATGTTGGTCTTGTTATTCATAGAGACTTTGAAGAAAATAAAACAAAGATTATAACTAGAAAAATAAGAGAGCAAGGTGTTTATGGAGAGATTGGTCAAAGAGAATTTTCATTTAATTATAGAACGAGGTGCTACGAATGAATATTGAACAAGTAAATATAAATGAACTGAAGCCATATGAAAAAAATTCAAGGCTACATTCTGATGAACAAATAATTCAAATATCTAATAGTATTGATAAATGGGGTTGGACAATACCAATTCTTATAGATGAAGATAAAACAATACTTGCAGGTCATGCTCGTTTTGAAGCAGGAAAATTATTAGATTACAAAGAGGTTCCATGTATCCAAGCCAAAGATTGGACAGAAGAGCAAAAGAGAGCTTATGTTATTGCAGATAATAAACTAGCAGAAAACTCAAGTTGGGATATGGGATTATATTATACAGAACTAAAATTTTTAAATGAACAAGGATTTGATTTAAATTTAGTTGGAGTAAATAATTTTGACAATATGGAGTTTACACCAAATGTTGACCCAAGTTCAAATCATTCATTTGTAGATTCTGGTGATTTTGAAAATGCACATCAAAATATTCAAAAACAAATTGATGGTTCAGCTACTCCTTTGCATGAGGGTGGAATAAAGGTCATGTGTCCAAAGTGTGCAGAGGAATTTATTGTGAGTGGTTATTAATGTTAGAACATAAACATCTTTTATTGATGGCAGATATTCACAATCCTTTACTATCTGAAAAGGCAGCAAAAGATTGGATTACAGATTTAGTTGCAAAACTAAATATGAAAATACTAATAGAGCCACAAGCTAAATATTGTGATACTGATGGAAACAGAGGAGTCACTTGTATTTGCGCAATAGAAACTTCTCATGTTGTTTTACATATTTGGGACGAAACAAAACCTGCTAGATTACAACTAGATATCTATACTTGTTCACACTTAGAATTACCTCATGTCTGGAATAAAATAAGACAGCTTAAACCATTTGATATTAAGTATAAATTTTATGATAGAGACAAAAACTTTACTCTTCTCAATGGCACAGTAGAAAGAAGAATACAAAAAAATTTACTTTCAAATAAATGGACTTTCGCAAAAACAATGCCACAGATTCCTCATTGGTACACTCATATAAGAGATTGGGTTTCAAAAGATAAGTTTGCAGAAGCAGTAGACTTAATAAATGAGAACGGAGTATCTGAAAAATTTGGAAGTAAATATTACAAATATTATTACATAGATGATCATAAATATTGGACAATGGAAAAAAAAGATGTTCCAAGTCATGAGCATATTCTTATAAATAGGGCAAAAATATGATAGAGCAAATAAAAAACCACAGAGTAAAACATGGTAATTTAATGCATGGTATAGAAGATTTAATGCAGGAAAATAAAGCAGATTTTATTTATAGTGACCCCCCTTGGGGTCAAGGCAATCTTAGATATTGGCAGACTATGAATTTAAAAATGACAGGGCAAGAAAGAGAAGATGTGGAATACTCAAAATTTTTGTCTTACTTCTTTGATACAATATTTTTATATGCAAAAGATAAATGTGTCATTGAATATGGTTGTCAATGGAATGATGACATTGTAAAAATATCTGAAGAGGTTGGATTTAAACATCATGGTTCTACAGTTTGTTATTACAAATCTGGTTCTGATTTAAGACCATGTGATTTACATTTTTTATCAAAAGAATCAAACATAATATTGTCTGATGAATTTAAAAATGTATGTACAAAAAAACAAGATCTAGATTTAGTTGAATATATATTTAATTATCTTGAAATACCAAAAGAAGGCATTTGTCTAGACCCAATGTGTGGAATGGGTTTTACTGCACAAGCATCTATCAATAGAGGAATGACTTTCTATGGTAATGAACTCAATCTTAAGAGATTAGAAAAAACAAAAGAAAGATTGAGAAAATGAAAATCTTTTTGAAAGAAAATGTTTTAGAAGAAGCATATAAAAGATTAGAATATATTTTTGATGAATTTAAAAATGTTATTGTTTCTTTCTCTGGAGGCAAGGATTCTACTGTTACATTAGAATTAGCTTTAGAAGTTGCTAAGAAAAAAAATAGATTACCATTACCAGTTTATTTTTTAGACCAAGAAGCAGAATGGCTTTCTGTGATTGATTATGTAAAAGAAGTTATGTATAGAAAATCAGTTAAACCTCTGTGGATACAAGTTCCAATATTTCTTCCAAATTCAATTTCTCAAGAGGAGCCTTTCTTAATTACTTGGGAAGATGGGAAAAAATGGATGCGAGAAAAAGACCCAATAGCAATTCAAAGTGGACATATTTTAAAAGAAGATGCAGAAAAAGAAGCTAAGAGTGGATATTGGTATACTTACTTTGTTAAATCAATGAGTCAATTGCACCCAGATGAACCTGCTTGTTTTCTAGCAGGAATGAGAGCAGAAGAAAGTCCACAAAGACTAGCAGGACTTACAACAAGTCAAGCATACAAGCATATTACTTACGGAAGAATATTAGATAAGTCTAAGAATCACTACACCTTTTATCCATTGTATGATTGGAAAACAAGCGACATTTGGAAATCAATTCATGAGAATAATTG